CGTAGCTTCCAATCTTCAATATTGTCTGGCTTTATTGCAGGCGCCCCAACATTGCTAGCATACGGCAGTAGACCTGGATTATCTGCAATATTGTCCGGCTTTTTAGTCATTAGAATGGAAAGTCGTCTAAGTCAAAACTAGTATCGGCTGGTTTGCTAGGTTTCTTTGGGCCATTATCGATATCTCCAAAGAAATCGTCGTCATCGTCAAATCCTCCGCCCATATCGGCAGTCGGTTCAGACAACTGCGCACGGCCCTTAGCTACAATTCGCCAAGCCTCTAGTGTATTGAAATACTTTACGGTACCGGAATTGTCAACCCAATCTCGACCCTTAACGTTAAACGACACGGTTACTGTATCGCCGATACCATAAGAGTCTATCATATCACATTTGTCTTGAACAAGCTGCAATACTACTTTTTGAGAATATTTTTCGTCAGTTTCAATAACAAATTCTCTTTTGCGAAAGCCTTTATTGAATGTTTGAGTTGACAACACGTCAATGATTGTGCCAGTTATTTCGTAATTCATAATTAAAAGTTAGGATCAGTTATTTTTATGTCAAAGTCGGTGAACCCTTCGAATAGCTCTCGGTCGGCTTGCAGCCTAGCCTCAACTGAATGCCCAGGCATAACACGAGCTGAGAGACGATCTCTGCGAATAGACTCATCTATATCAAAATACATAATGAAACTATTAGCTCTGTCTTCTGGTTTGAGATGGGCAATTCCGCTCGGTGTCATGATAAAGACGTCATCTCGATGGAATTGGAGATTTGACGTACCATAAGACCAACCATTAAAATCAATTATCTCATAGAAGGCATTATTGTCCTTCATTAATTGACACTCAGTTTCAGTTATGAAGTAATAGTCTTTAGCGTCTATTTCTCCAGGTCTTGGTGGTCTAGTTGTATAGCTGACTGCGTATTTAAAGCCTCGACTTTCAAGTAATTTTCTCATATGGTCCTTGCCTGATGCACCAGGACCTGCTAATATTATTCGTTTATGCATATCTTCTTTTATCAATTTGACTCAATAAGTTCTAGTGTCGCCATGTAAAACTTTAAATACTGGAAATCTTAGTGAGTGATTGCCATGCTGATCTTGAGTTTCTTCAAAGTATTGAACAGTAATCGTTTTACCGAGCAGCTCAGCTGGATTATCTCTAAAGAATCGACGCTGTTCCAACGAAAAGCCTGAGCCGACTTGTACTCGATTGCCTCGATGTTCAACGATTGCATTCTTAAGCATTAATTCTTCAACCTCAGCTCCATCAATGATAACTCGCTGAACCGCCGTTTCAAGGTCAATGACTGTATATTCAGCATCATGCATCTCTTTGATCTTTAGGATTTCATTTGAGCGCTTGCCGAGATACGTTGAGTCCTTTCGTAACATCAGGCCTTCCCAACCCTCCTGCCTAACAGTTACCATTGACTTAATAACATCGTCTTCGCTGGCAACCTTAAATTGATCTAGGTGAGAAACTCTAATTAGTCCCTTGCCAGTCAAAGTCCACAACAATCTACCATTTCGAATTCCAAAAGTTTCAGTTGAAGTTCCATCTAGAAAATCTTCTAGTGAAAGCATATCAAATGCCAAGTACATTGGATTTTGGATAATGTGGTCCTTTCTACCGATTTGTTTAATGATGCCTTGAAAATCCTCTTTGCCATTATCGTCAACTAGACAGATCTCACCATCGATGACAGTATTTACTAAATTTAGCGTTTCAAGTTCTGCCGCTAAGACTCCCAGAGTTAAAAATTCATTGCCGGCTCTTGAATAGAATTTGACTTTGCCAGCCTCGTCAAAAATTGAAATACAACGAATTCCATCAAGTTTACGACTCATAAACCAAGTATCCTTTTCGAAATCGACTTTCTTCTTTGTCTTTTCGTCGTATGGCATGGCTAAAGCAACGTCAAACGTTGGAATCGTATTGGGCAGGACAGCATTGATTAAAGTCGTTGTTGCCCTAGTTTTTAGGTTGCGGTCAATCACATCATAGATGATATCTGCGTGATTTTGATTTTTTGCAATAAAACCATTCACAGCGGCAATTGCATGATTGCCAGTGATCCGGCGTTCATTCAGACCATCTAATAATTGGAATAGAGTATCGTAACAATCAAATACTAGTTCCGGATGCTTTTTCAGATTGTCTGAAGTTACATAGTATTTTTTGAAAGGATGATATGTATACTTTAGGATTTGTCTAAAGTATTGAGAATCATACTTTTTGATGATTTCTTTCTTGTCGTTGGTCGATGAAGTAGCCTTCATTTCATCGATAAACTGCGCGATTAATTCAAAATTATCCATAGTTGAATATTATATCAGGTTAATATACAAAAAAAGAGGGCAGATAGTCTGCCCTCTTAAGAATAAAAATTCAATAATCTTTAGCCTTCCTGATCAGTTTGTGGCTCGTTTTGTGCATGCAGTGCCTGTTCAATTGCATTGATTTGCTGGTCAAGCTCTCTCATAACCGAGATAACTTGCTGCAGAGATACTGCAACTTTAAAGATCTTTTGTGCAGGCCCGATGCCTGAACCTTCGTAACGATTTACCAATACTGCGAGTGCCTCAACCGTCGCTGCGGTTAATTTAACGCTAGTTGCTTCTTTGCCCTTTGGCATATTCTGCAAAGCTGCATCTAGTCCAAGGTATGCATTAATTAGCATAAATGCATCGTTTGGACCTTTGAATGAGAACTTAGAATTGCAAGAATTCTTAAGCCATTTTAGGTCTTCTGCATCCAAATTAACATCAAAGAGGCCAGTTCTTAACTCAATGAGTTTATCTAGCTCAGCTTTTGGATCTTCGATCGGTTCTGATGCTTCGCCAGCAACAGTTTCATTTTGTACAGTTTGCTCGTCAAGAACTTGTGACTCTAGTGTATTGTCCATATTTTGAAATGATTTATAAGATTTTACTACGGATTGGCAAAAGGTTTAGCCTTTAACTCTATCTAAAATAATTAATTGAGAATATATCATCTTCTCATAGGCTTCGGAAATTTCCATAAAGCCGGCCCAATCGACTTCTTCGAGTTGCAATTGAGTCTTAGGTACACGGTCGCCAGGCAATCCAATCTCAGCCGGATCTTCAATTCGACAGATTGCATAGAAGATGGTGCCGACTGGTTTTTTATCTTTGTGACTGTAAACAATTACTGAATGGATTGTTGGTTCGAGTTGATCTGCTCTTAACTGAATTCCAGTTTCTTCAAACGTCTCACGCAGAGCTGCTTCCAACTCGGTTTCGCCCTCTTCAATTGATCCCTTGGGAATACCTAATGTTCGTTTTTGCCAGCTACCGCCAGTTGGATGAACTAATAGTATTTTGGTTCCCCAAATAATCGCAATGCCAGCTGCTCCAAATTTAGAGCGCTTGTTTTCTGCAATAAAATTTTCAAAGTTCTCAATCATCAGTCTTTCGATAATTTGCTTGAATGTACTTTGCCTTTTTGATTTCTTCGCGGCGCTTTACACTCGGCTTTACAAATTCTTGACGATTTCTAAGTTCTCTAACTGTGCCCATTTTATCGCTCTTTCGTTTATAGGCTTTAAGCGCTTGGTCCAAGTTTTTAAATTTCGAAATGTCTACAATAATCATATTTTATATTATACTCTATTTTTTGAATACGGATCCCATAAAACAAAACTAGAGAGATCGCTCCCTCTAGTCTATTTATGAAATTTGTAATATTATTCTTCTTTCTTTTCAGGTTGGGCTGGAGCAGCTCCCTTCTTCATATTGGTTTTGATTTTTGAAGCTTCATCAGCTAATGGACCAGTACCAGTAATACCTGCCCAATAACCATTAACTAGTGATAGTAAATCTCCGCTCAATTCTGACGCAACACAATATTCATAGAATTCGCCTTCGTCTCCAAAATTTTTGCTCCAAGTAGAAGTAACTAATTGGGCAGACTGAGCGTTCAATGCTAAAATCATAAACGCAATTTGTAATTCATCGGCTCCATCAGTATAACCTTTTGCAACTTCTCTAATTTGAGTACAGTATGCATAAGCAGCAGCTTCAGCATCGATTGCTTGACCACCCTGTGTATTTACGTCAGAAGTGGCTGCACTAATTCCTTGACCGGCTGCAACACCTGCACCGACTCCGGCTCCAATTGCTGCACCAGTTCTAGCGGCATTACCTGCTGCTGTGATTGCTGAAAAACCGCTCTTTGCTAAATTTGCATCGGCTGCGCCAGCTGCAAGAGTTGCAACGTTTGCGCCTCCTCTAATTCCAACACCAGTCGCATTACCTGCTAAACCTGATCTAAATGCTTTGGCCGTTCCGCTGATTTTATTTACTGCACCTGCTGCTCTAATTGCTCTAGCTCCAGTAAATAATCCTTTAGCTGCAGCTCCGACTCCGAAGGTTGCAACTCCGATAACTACATCTAATGCTAGTGATTGAAGGAAATCAACGCCTAGTGCAGTTTGAATGTCTTTTTCGGTAATTTCTTGACCATATAGTGCTCTAGCAAAAGCGTCCGGGCTACCGGTAAATTCTCCATCGAGTGCAGCATACATGTCTTCTTGATATGCAGCTGTGTATGCTTTATTTAAAGCATCGAAAATTACAGTTGGATTTGCATTAGCACCTGCGGCAGTTGAATGAATTGCTCCAGCAATCGCTGCTAATTTATCTTCATCTGTTCCAAAATTTAGACCAAACACTGAGGTTCCTTCAACTCCTCTTCTAAATTGAGTCGCTAAGAAGTTCATATCGAGGCCGTCAATTAGAATTTTAGTGCCGTCTTCATCGAACCATACCATGTAATTACCCTTTGGGTCAACTGCTCTGTTAACGATTACTTCGTAATCAATTTCGCCTTCTTTAAATTTTAGCGGAGTAGTTTTCAAGTTTACGTCTTGGCTTAGAATAAATGGCTCCAATTGACCAATGATTGAATCATATTGTTGCTTTTTGCCCGTCGGATCGTTGATAATTGCCTTGATCGCTTTTAAACCAGCAGTATCAGTATCAACTGGGGTAGCAAGAGACTTTGCAGCCGCTTTTGTAGCAGCGGATGGAGTCGCTTCAACGACGAATGCATTATTCTCAAGCATCAATGCGTATTTTGAAAGATCTAATTTTTTCATTAGGAATCAAATTTTGTTAGTTTTTATTTGTATGGATCTGTCTCCGGTGTGTATGTCCAGCCCTTATTTACAAAGTAGTATTTAACTTCTCCTGCTGGCGCTGGAGTAGGTTTGTTATCGTCTAGCTTAGTTTCGTCAAAGATCTTCTTAACTGCTGCTTTATCTAGGCCATTTAATTTACACCATTTTGCAATATCAACAATTAGATCTGCTGTGATGCTGTTTTGTGAAGCACCGCTCTTAGTCAATAAACCAAGACCGTCTGCTGTACCATTACCGTAAATGCCGTCAACTCCTGAATTTCTTACTTTAACTGAAGCTCCACATTCGGTCTTTTTATCAGCTCTTTTGAACTTAGTAACCAAAGTCTGAGTTGCTTTTATCTCAACGATCTTTGTGCTAGACTTGCTAAACTTAACAGCTTCGCCATTAAGTAACTTTGATTTTAAGAACGCGATTACGTCAGCATCCGCTTCAATGTTTTCAACATCAACGTATTCTGGGTTGCCTGGTTTTTTCTCTTCAGGTTTTGGAACTAGGACTGGATCCTTTTTAATTTCCTCGATATCCTTTTTGATTTCTTCAGCAGTTTGCTTGTCTCCAGCTTTCATCAACTCTGCAGAATTTGCATCGTAAATAGCGAAATCGCCAACTTTTGCGATAGGCTGAGCTTTAGTTTTGTCATAACCGTCTGCTTTCTTAAAGATAATTGAACCTTTAAGTAGGTCTCGTGGTGTTAAAAATCCAGGATCTCTCTCCTTGTTAATCATCATAAACGCAATTAATGTTGCGTCGTCTGCGAATTTCTTAAATTCTGGCTTTGCCATTGCAGAGTTTGCAACTAATTGAGGCATGCTGGCCTGTGGATCGAGCTCTCGTAATACGACCTTAAAGACAGCGATTTCTCCAGCGTTTGCATTTGGAGTATCGACTTTAAGTTTAAACTTATCAGCAACTTCCTCGTTTACGATTGATTCGTTAATAAACTCATCGAATGATTTAAATACTTTCATTTCACTTTTTAGCGTTTTTGAATTGTTCAAATGTCATGAACTGACTTTGTTTATTTATATCTCCAGATTCATTAATCTTAGTTGAATCTTCGGCGGCACTAAGTGCTTTAGTTACTTCAGGTAGCTCTTCGCCAGAATCCCAGCTCTTTTTAATCTTTTCCATATAATCATTAAGCTCTTCAGCCGAACGAATTTGGCCTCTTTCCAATAAGTAGCTACCTGTTTTTTCAAGTCTAGATTCATCCTTGACGTTGATATTAAGAACTTTTCCTTTAGGATCATAAACGTCTGAGAAATAGAGTTTAACGATTGGATCAGCATTTGTCATATCATGTTGGGGATCGATATCTGGATCCATGCCTAACGATTTTAACATTGTTTTCTGCGTTTGCATCAACTTGTCATAATCTTCTTCAGTTAAATCCTTTTCTCCAAACATGTTATCGTCGCCATATAGACCTGGATTGTACATATTTGCACCAGTTACTGCATTTGTTGCCTCTGAACCAAGACCGCAATCTGATTTAGCTTGATCGGCTTTACCTAGCGCAGAATCAACCAATGCTTCTAATTCAGCTTTACCTGATTCATTTAGGTCTTCCTGCTTGATGCCGTATTCTTTACAAATTTGTGCTCTAACTTCATCTCTACGTTTGTCAATCGCTTCATTGATGACTTTAGTCGCAGCAAGCGTCTTTAACTCATCAGCCGAATTTACGTCAGAGATTGCTTTAGTCCACTCTTTGTAACATTCATGTTGCATGATGGCTTTAGCTGTCTGTTTTAAGAAGAATATAAGCAAGCGTCTGCCTATTCTTTCGCGATATGCAAATCTCGTACCGATTTTTGTCAAAGTTGTCAGATAATCGTCAAAATGTCTACCATGCTTAATAAAGTCCTTTGGGTATTTTGAATATACTCGTAATACATTAGCTTCGCCTTCAGTTAATGTCTTTAGAATTGCTGGATTTTCAGTCATTTCTTTAAAGATTATCTCAAGTGAAGCATCGTCTCCGGCATTAATTGCTTTCTTAACTAGATTGGAATCTGCTCGCCAACCAGCTCTCTGTAGAATTCTAGTGGCTTGTGGATTTGCTAAGATTTTATCAGTTGCCTTAATCGCATCGTCAAATGCCATACGAGCAACTGCTGCGTTTACGTAGGCTTCTTGTGCAGCTTTTGGTGCTCCAGCCTCGACCATTTCTTTAAATGCTCGGCTATTTGTTGCCTTTGCGACTAGATCACCATCGCCTACTCCTAATTTCTTAAATTTGCTAACCAATAAATCAACTTCGTCTGCTGCTAAACCTCGAGCAGCTGCCGCCACGTCAGTTCTAGTAGCAGTTGCTAGTGCTGCATCTCCCTCTTTTAGAGCGATAACTGCTTCTTCAGAACCTTTAACTGCTTTCATTAATGGCACTTCGATATTAGCTTCAATGAATTTAACAATTCTCTCGCCTTTTACCATGCCAAATGTTGCAATACTAACTACTTTGCCCAATAGCGCGCCGACTGCTTTTAGAATCGTAACCAGCGAACCCTTTATAAAACCAATAAATCCCTGTAAAGCGCCAGATAGCGAAGCTGCTTTGTCTAC